CATCGGGAGCGTTCTGGACTATGCGGCCTTCATCTCCCTGGTCAACCCGCTGAACACCCCGTACGTCTACTACCCGGTCCAGGGCTCGCCGAACCTCCCCGAGGAGATCTCGGCCTCCGTCGTGGGCGTGTGCGCGGCATCGGCCCAGGCCGATCCGTACCGCCCGCTCAAGGGCATCATGCTCCCGAACATTATGCAGGGGAACAGCTCCACGATCACCCAGTGGTCCTGGGCGACGAAGCAGACTGTGGAGCTCGCCGGCGGGGCCGTCTCGGACCTGCACCCCGACGGCACGGTCTGGACGGGCGACATGATCACCACGTACAAGACCAACAGCCAGAGCGCGCTGGACCCCTCCTGGCAATATGCGGAGGCGATCTGCAATGTGCAGGCGAAAATCTACAGCCTGCAGGCGATGTTCTCCTCCCCGCCATATGACCGCGCCATCGTGGTCTCGGATGCCAGCATTTCGAACAAGCAGTACGTCGTGAGCCCGAAGACCGTGAAGGCGGCGATCATCAACCTGCTGGACAATAACTGGCTCATCAACGCCGGCTCACAGAACCGCGCGAGTATCGTCGGGTCCCTGGTGGCGCAGATCAACAGCGGAAACCCGGGGCGCATCGATGTGAACTTCGTGGACAACTTCTCTGCGGGCCTGCGCATCATCGCCGTGGCCTACCAGTGGAGCTTCTTCCCGGTCGGGCAGGCAATCTAACAGGAGGTAACGGATGGCTTCAGCTATCAGGGCCGGGGACATACGGCAGTTCAAGCTCGGGTCGAGGGAGTTCGATATCAAGGGCGGGGATGCCGCTGTTGGTATCATCCTCAACGGCTTCGAGAACGATGTCAACATCTCGGGCAATGGCAACCTCTACATCACGCAGAGGCGCAAGGCGGCGCGGCTGGACAACCTCCCGCTCATTCTGGACGACACCAACCAGGACCTTGAATACCTGGAAGGCCTCGCCGATTCCGCCCAGCCGACGCCCGCGACGATGACCCTGGCATCGGGAATCACCTATGGCGGCTCCCTGGTGATCAAGGGAGAGCTGAAAAAGAACACTGGCGACGGCTCCTGCATCGTGGAGCTCGTGGGCCAGAACCTGCAGCAGATCTGATTCGGGACAAGGAGGCAACCATGTCCGAACAGGCAACACCGCAAGCCCCGGCGGCCCAGCCGGCAGAGAAGGATCCCGTGGTGATCCGCGCGGCCGCAGAGGCCGAGTATGCGCGGATCCTCGGCTGCTTCGACGTCGAGAAGAAAACCGACACCGACGCGGAGACGATCATCAGGGCCATTATGGCCGGGCGCATCATCCTCGACGAAGGCAAGGAGGAGCTCACCTACAAGCTCGCCCGCCCGATCGAGCTGATGAACAACTCGGGCATTATCGAACAGATCGTCTTCCATGAGCCCACCAACACGGAGCTCGAGTACATCAATCGGGGCACCAAGGTGCAGATGAACGTCGAGGGCGAGAAGATGGCCAACATGGACATGGGCGACACGTTTATGAAGACCACCCGCTTTCTGACGAAAGTCTGCAACCTCCCTCTCGGCGTGGCCGGGCGCCTGAAGGCCCGCGATGCCTCCGTGGTCAAGGCGATCTGTGATTTTTTCGCCTGATCCCACAGGAGGAGCATGAACGCATGCTGTGGTCTGTGGGGAATCGATTCAAGTTCTCCGACGCCGAGATCGGCGCCATGCACGTGAGCCGCCTGCGCTTCTGGTACGAGGGCCACCAAGCCTTGAATCAGGAATTGAAAGATGCGGAGACGGCGCTCAGGGGCGGGGCCAATGGCGGTTAAATTTACTCTTGCCACGCTCTTCTCCGCAGTTGATGGCATCTCCGGTCCCGCCAAGACGATGGAGAAGAACGTCTCCCATATGGCAGAGCATTCCTCCCGGGCAATGTCCGCCCTGAAAAACGTGGTAGCCGGGGCTCTGGCCGCCTTCACCGTCGGGGAGGCAATCCACCAGATCACGGAATTCGCTGACAAGGCGGACGAAATCTCCCGCACCTCCCGCGCCCTGGGCGTGAGTGCGGAGAACCTTCAGAAGCTGCGCTATGCGGCCAAGATGACGGACGTCCCCACCGAGGCACTGACTACCGCTTTCCGCAAGATGAACGTCAACCTCGGCGAGCTGCACACCCGACAAGGCGCCCTCTACGAACGCCTGAAGAGGACGAATCCCGCCCTCGCAGTCCAGCTCTACAACACCCGCGATTCCGGGAAGGCGTTCAACGTCCTGGTCGATGCGATCAAGCATACTGGCAACGCCCAGGAGCGCGCGGCTCTCGCTCAGGCCGCCTTCGGCCGCGGTGGCCAGGAGCTCCTCCCCCTCATCATGAAGGGCACCGTCGAGATCGGAAAGATGGGCGACCAGGCGGAACGGCTCGGCCTGGTCATGAGCGAAGAGACGGCCGCTGCAGGAGAGAAGCTCCACCAGAGCCTTCTGCACATCTCGGCTGTGGGGCAGGGGATCCTCAATCGCGTGCTCGGAAAGATCGTCGAGAAGCTCGCGCCGATCGTCGACAAAATCTCTGACTGGGTCATGGCGAACCAGGGCCTCATCAACCAGAAGATCGATCAGGTCTTCACGGCGATAGGCAACGCCATCACCATCGTTGCCGACATCTGGAAGACCCTCAACGATCTCGCCGGTGGCCACCTTGCGCGGGACATCCTCCTCATCGCCGCCGCGTGGAAGGCGGTCGCGATTGCCATTGCCGTCGCAGAGGTAGCCCAGAAAGCCTTCAACCTGCTCTCCGGCAAAGGGGCGGCGGATGCTGCGGCCAGCGCCGCAAAGACGGCCGCTGGGGCCCTGACGGGCGGCGGGGGGGCTGTTGCCGGTGTAGGGGGCGCTGGGGCTATTGCCGCCCTTGCGGCACCCCTGGCAGCGGGCCTTGCCATGATCGCCCTCACCACTGCCGTCCAGAATCACCTCGAGAAGACGATGACCCCGGAGGAGAAGAATCAGCGGGACATGCTCAATCCCTACCGCTTCCAACAGCTTCAGAACGCCAGCCTGTATGTCCATGCAGCGCCTGGGACAGGGGGCGTGAGCCAGAAGTCTGGAGGGACCCCGGCGCCATCCCTCACCCTGCCTCTCGGCTGGGCGGCCACCAAGTGAGCTACCTCTCCCGGCTCGGCGTTGCGAAGTACACTGCCCCCGACGGCACTTCCTCCTCCTTCGAGTTCAAGAGGCTTTCTCGCTCGCTGTCTCACAAAGCGGCCATCATGGAGCTGCCGCAGCAGAACATCGCCGATGTCCAAGACCTCGGCCTCACCGCGCCACGCTTCACCCTGGCCTGCCTCTTTACCAGCTATGTCAACGGCGCCGACTATGACCTGGCCGCCGATGCCTTCGTCTCCCAGCTCTCCCAGCAGGTGACGCCGCAGAAGCCAGGACTCCTCGCGCACCCGCGCTGGGGGAATGTGCCCTGCATGCCGCTCTCGATCGCGCAGACAGAGGATTTCACCGAGAACATGGGGCTTTCGACCGTCGAGGTCGAGTTCATCCGCATCAACCCAGCAAGCTACCCGCTGACCTCAACGAACGCCGCGGCGGGGATCTCCGGGGGGCTGGCCTCTTTGCAGACGTCTGCAGCCGCGGACTTCGGCAACGGCCTCTCTCCCGCGAACGCCCTCGACTCCGCGGGCTGCCAGGGGCAGCTCTCCGTCATGGCGAGCGGGCTTGCGAGCCAGGTCTCCGCCATTTCTTCGAATGACCCCAGCTTCATCCAGTCTCTCGGTGCGGCGGTGTCAAGTTTCACCTCCGGGCTTTCCTCTCAAATGAGCAATGCCTCGGCGATCTGCAATAGCGTGATCGCAATGGTGCAGATCCCCAGCGTAACCCAACTCTGTCCGGTGCTCCTGAAAGTGCAGAGCTTTTCCAACGTCCTGGCCAACCTGGTCAACACGACGGTGAACCTCCCGAAGACGGTCGCGCAGGCCTGGACGCATACCCTCATGTTCTTCGGCGGGATGTTCGGCCAACTGACCGCCGCGCTTTCCGGCACGCTCACCTCGAGGGCCGACGCGGTGAATGCCTCTCTCTCTATTCAGGGCAGCATGGCGCTGGTCCTTGCCGGGGTCGCCGCCGACGAGGCGAGCATTCCCGGGTTCGTCGCCCCCGTGGACATCATGAACCAGCTCAAGGACCTGGCCGCCCGCGCCTCGGCCATGCTCATGGCGCAGAGCTTCAGCCTTTCGGCCCCGCACTACCTCACGCTGGCCGCTGATCATACGCCGCTTGACCTCTGCTACATGATCTATGGCGACATCTCCGACACGCATCTGAACAACCTCTATGCCTGGAACGACTTCCAGGCTGATCAGAACTTCATCGTCCCGATCGGCTTCCAGGTGGTCTATTATGCGTAGCTTGCCGCTTCAGTTCGGCGAGGTGACGATCACCGTCACCAGCATCCCCGACAATCTGGAGATCACCGCCGTGGAGAAAGCGGCGCGGGCTGTCATCGAGCGGGGAGTGCATCCCTACCCGGTGGGAGGCCGCGTCGATTGGCGCGCCCTGGTTTACAAGGGCCTTGTCAACGAGGTGCTGAGAAATGCTTAGCGGCGCGGTCACCTCGCCCAGCGTCCAGACCTCTAACATCGAGGACATCACCCTCGTGATCGGCGGGATGAGCTTCACCGGCTGGGCAGGGCTCACGGTGATGCAGAACGTGGACACCTGCGCCGACGGCTTCTCCCTCTCGGCGCCCTTCGACCCGACAAACTTGAAGCTCCTCTCCTCCCTCCGGCCCTGGACGACCTGCTACCTGTTCATCGGCCAGGACAAGATCATCACGGGATTCCTGGAGAAGTTCGATACGCACCACGACGGCAACATGCGGCGCATCATCGTCGAGGGCCGCACGATCACGGGCCAGCTCGTGGATTGTGCCCTCGTTCCAGGCGCCCAGGGATTCGGCTTCGACAACATGACTCTCGTGCAGATCGCCCAGTCCGTCTGCACGCCTTTCGGGATCACGGTAAGCAACGCCTATGACACCTCGCCGATGAGCGTGATCATAGACAAGAGCGAGACGGTTTTTCAGTTCCTCAACCGCATCGCCCAGGGCAAGGCCGTCAACGGTGTCATCATCCCGGGGGTCACGAAAGCGATTGCGAAAATATCTTGCGACGGGCTGGGACGGCTGACGGTTCTGCCTCCTTACCCCAGCGGCTCACCCGTCGCATCTTTGATCGAAGGCCAGGGGCCCTACCTCGGCGGGGACAGCTTATACGATACCACCCGCCGCTTCTCTCAGTACCGCATCTATGTCGAAGGGGAGAAAGTCCTCATTCCCCTCGGAGTCTCCATCGACCCCGTGGTCTCCCTCTACCGGCCCACGGCCAGGCAGACAGGTGACATCTTCGGCCAGGACCCGACATTGTTGGCCACATATGAAAAGGGCATAGCCTACCTGGCCAGTACGACGATTGCGGTGAGGGTTGCCGGGTGGCGCGCGCCGCTCACCCCATCGCAAGACCCTCCAGCGGGCCCAGTCTGGCAGAAGAACACGTTGGTCACACTGAAGGCTCCGAGCATCCGCATCCCCACCGAGACGCAGTTCATGGTCTGCGGGGTCACCATGACGATGAACGACGAAGGCAAGACGACCCTCCTTCGCCTTACGGCCCCTGGCTCGTACGTGGGGCAAATGCCGGCGGTGGAACCATGGGCGTAATCGCCAGGGTGCGCCAGGTGGTTTCTTCGGCCCTGCAGACATTCGGAGCGAATACCGGGCAGAGTGTGGTCGCGCAGGTGAAGGCCGGGGACGGCGAGGTCCTCAATCGAGAAGTGTTCCACACTCCCGGCGTGATCGGCGCGCCCCCCGCAGGCGAGCAGGTGATTCTCCTCCAGCTCGGGGACACGATCGACAAGTCCGTGGTCATCGCCTGCCAGAACTACCAGATCACGGTCACCGTCAACCAGGGCGAGGTCCTCGTCTACTCCACGAACGCCAACGGGACGCAGCTCGAGGCGACGATCCGCCTCGAGCAGAGCGGGCTGATCCAGATCCAGAATCAGACGTACAACCTGCTCACGGCGCTCTCGAAGCTCATCGCGGGGATCCAGGGCGCGACATACATCCCCTACCCGGGGGGCGTGGCAGGGGCCCCCGTCCCGATCGTGGACACGACGGGGAACATCGCCGCGGCGTTGACTCAGCTTCAGGGGCTGCTCGCATGAGCAAGCTGGAACGGGCCGAGGGCGGAATCTGGATTTTCTTCTGCCCGGGATGCAAAGAAGACCACTATTTCGATTCTCGCTGGACGTTCGACGGGAACGTGGATGCTCCGACATTCTCCCCGAGCCTGAAGTGCGGACCCTCTTGGCGGATGCCGCCGGGCTGGGATTGGGAGAAGGCGAAAGCAGAGGGAAAGGCCGAAAATGATCCGGCGACCGGCCGACTTCTGGGAGCAATCGAATGGACCTGTCATCTATTCCTTCGCGCTGGGCAGATTCAATTCCTTGATGATTGCACGCACGAACTCCGCGGCAAGACCGTCCCGATGGAGGACCTGTAGATGCCCGGCTACGTCCCCAGCCCCTACGATGGCGACCTGATGCTCGTCCCCACGATGGACGGAGGGGACATCATCATCACTGGCGGGCAGCCGCAGATGGATGACGGGATCTGGACGGCCGTCTATGTCTCCTTGTTCGGCGCCGACTACTGGGGCAATGCGATCGCCACAAGCCAGAGCCAGGTCCTCAATTCAAGGGTCGAGGCGATCCTCAATGGCAAGTGGGCCGGGCTGCAGACCATGAATGCCGTCCAGCAGGCCGCCCTCGATGCCCTGGCATGGATGATCACCGATGGGGTAGCCACGGCCGTCACCGCGGTGGGCGCAATCACGGCCCCGAACACGATCATGCTCACTGTCGGAATCACGCAGCCTGGCAGTGGGCCGGCCTATCAGAAGTACCAGCTCAACTGGTCCAACCAGCAAGCACAGGTCCAGGCGATGGGCGCGGTGTTCTATTGAGGAGGGATGAATGGCGAACACGGTAATACCGCCCGGCACGATCCCCTCCGCCTCGGCATTGCAGCAGCAGATCCTGTCCGACATCAACGGCGTCATCGGGCAGAACGTGCCCGGTCTTTCGAAGGCGTTCTTCTACGTCCTGGCGACCTGCCTCGGCGGCCTTCAGCATCTTTGCTACCGCTTCGGCGCGTGGATCCTGAATCAGATCTTCCCCCAGACTGCAGACATGCCGCAGCTCATCCTCATCGGTGGCCGCCTCAACCCGCCGGTCATCCCCAACGGCGCTGTGGCATGGCAGGGCACCGCGACGGTACCGGGAACAAGCGGGACAAGCATCCCCGCGGGGACACTCTGGGCGGTCAATGGCCTGCTCTACAATCAGACGGCCACGGTGGTGATCGGCGGAGGCCCTGCGACAATTTCGCTTACCTGCCTCACGTCCTCATTTGCCTCCGGCCTCAACAATGGCGTCGTCCTTCAGCCGACCAGTCCCATTGCAGGGGTCACCGGGGGCGCTACCATCGCATCGACGACCGTGGCGGGCGCGGACCCTGAGCTTCCCGCGGCCTTTCGCCTCCGCGTGATCGCCGCTATGTCTACGCCCCCACAAGGAGGGGCGGTCCCGGACTACGTCAACATGGCCAAGGCGAGTGGGCAGCGTGTGGCCTGGGCGCAAGCATTCCTTCTCGCCCCTGGATTCGTGGGGGTCTACATCCTCCCGGCGCCAGGTAATGCCACGGTGCTCCCAGGCTCGCCCATGATCGCCGCAGTGCAGACCTATATGAGCAGCACGCTGCGGCGCAATCTCAACGCGAACGTCATCGTCTATGCGCCGACGGTGCTATCCCTGAACCTGGCAATCACTGGCACGGGCATGACCGCCGCCCAGCAGGCGCAGGCGACAGCGGACATCACCGCTTACCTTCTGGCTGCCTTCCCCGCCCAGTATCCCGGGGCGCCGAACAATACAAATGTCATCTCGATGGCAGCTATTTACGGGATCCTCGCGGCGGATGGGGCCACCGGCGGTACGGTGGTTCTCACGATTCCCGGCCAGATGCTCACGAATAATCAGTATACCCTCACACCTGGCCAGCTCATCGCACTGGGGACAATAAGCTCATGGTCCTGAGCGAGCGCGCCCTCCGCCGCCTTCACCCTCAGAACTCGCATGCATTCAGGCTGCCGGGGGCCATCGGGCAGGTGATCTCCGCTCTTTCCCTGTCGTTCGAACGCCTGCGCACCTTTCTCAAGCTGGCCCTCGTGGAGAGCGTACCCTACTATTCCACGCTGACGCTGCCCGCATGGATGCAGGCGCTGGGCCTCACTTATGACCAGATGCAAGGGCAGGCATACAACCAGGCCGCAGCCGACGCTGCATGGGCGAACACCGGCGGCCAGTCGCTTAATTACCTGAACTCCCAGATCCAGAAGCAGCTCCCAGGGGTCTATATCCAGGAAGTGCTCTACGGCAGCAACATGGGGACTTTCTATCCCAACTGGATAGCAAACGGAAACTGCGAAGCAGGAGTCCCGACGCTCGGAGGGATAGAGACTCCGACGGGCGCGACTTTTGCCCAGAGCTCCGCGCAGGCCCATGGCGGGACGTACTCAGCCCTATTCACGAAGACGGCGGGGCCGGGAAGCCAGGGATATCTCAATCTTGGAAATCCCGCCGCCATGAATGGGCTGACCCCGGGGCATACCTATTCTTTGACCTTCTGGATATTTATTCCGGGCGGCGGGTTCCCGGCGACCGACATCGCCCTTTATGCAATCGCAAACTCGGCGGCCATGAACCTTGTTCCGCCGGGACCAATCTATAACTCCTGGCAACAGGTATCTATGACGTTCACCGTCCCGGCTACTGCCATGAACGCATACCTGCAGTTCGTAGTCGCCAACGCCGACGGCAATTACACCTTCTACATCGACGACATGGTTCTCAACGACATGAGCGTCCCGCCGGTAATCACTTTCGCAGATATCGATGCCCGCATGAATGTCGGCCACGTCGGTGTCATGCGCATGAACGCCGCCGATCAGTCAATGACCTATCTCGTTCTCGGCACGGTGGCGACCCAGACGCAGTACAACCTGCTCCTGGCCATTCTGGCGCAGATCGCGCCCGCTCATCTGTATCCGAATATTCAGGTCACGATTCTCAATAACCAGTTCCTTGCGCGCATGAACGTCGCGCAATTGAACAACGCCCGCGTGGGCAAGGGATCATAGGGAGGGGATATGCAGAAAACCACGGCACCGAACAGCTCAGGCGGGGCATTCGTCGATGAGGTCCCGAGCGTCACGCTGGGCACAACCTGGCAGGCAGTCGATGCCAATGCGCACCAGAACGAGATCTGCAACGCCATCACGTACAATGGAGGGGCCAATGGCTGGGTAGGCCAGGTGCTCTCAGGGGCGGATTCCACGCAGCTCTTTGAGACGCTCATGAAGGCGGGAATAGAGAAGAGTCACTTCCTGGGCGAGCTCTTCTATAAGCTGGACTATCAAGTTCCGGTAGTCTTCAACCCAGCCAACCCACATACCTATTTCCCGGCTCTCTGCATCGACTCGCCGAGCGGATCCCCTGGTCCTGCCCAGACGATCACGACCACACATTGGCCCTTACTGGTGCCATATCTGATTGCGTTTCGATCCACAATCTACGACGGGCAGGGCGGGTCGACTGCGCAATTCTCGGTGACGACGGGGATTGTGAACTCGAATATCGTCTGCCTGACCCTGACGACAAATACCGCCAACTTGGCAATGCTGACGGCACTCTATGAGGATGCCATTGTCAACAATAATGCCGCGACGGGATTCACGGCAGGCACGCCCTCCTGGACGAACTGGCAGACCATCACCCTGCCATCGAGCATCACCATTGGGGCCGACACGATCAACGCGGGGACGTATGCCCTGGTGGCTGATGCCGCGAACAATGGCGGGAATGCTGTAACTCCTTCGACGTATAAGGTGAGCTTCAGCTATACCGCTTCGAATGTCGGCTCGACCGCCTGCGCGGGCAACGTCGAGTTCCATCCCTTCGCCGTGGCGGGCAGCTCGACCAGCGCGCAGATCATGGCCATGCAGGGTCGCGCGCTCATCTCTCCGAACGACATTGATCCTATCACGGGCTTCCCGCGGTATGTGCCTGGCCAGAGGACGCGGGACCGCTTCCTGAGCCACCAGCATTATATACAGGGCGGGTCGGGAATTTATGGTTCTACAGGAAATAGCGCAGGCGAAGCTACGCTCGCCACCCTCGGGAGCACGTTTACCGGTAACGTTCTCAATCCGTATCCTGATGGCGTGAATGCCACATCACTCACCGGCAGAATGGGGCCGACGACCGACGTCCGCGCCCTGGCAGCGCACTTATATATTCACGGCGGCCAGACAATCTGAGGGAGGTGGACCATGACAGGAGGCATCCATGTTCGGGCATTCATCGTTTCATGCGCGCTCTCGTTCATCCTGGGAGCGGGGTTGGTGGGCCTTGTTGCTCTGCGGCCTGCTCTGTCTCATTCTGCCGAGGACAAGCTACGGGCAGACACTTCCGATGCCCTCGCCGCAAAGTATCGAACAGAATCTGCTCAACATCTTGCAGACCTGCAGGCAGCTCGAGCTGACGCTGACAAAGCAGGGGCAGCTCTCAGCCGAGCAAACGACGCTCTTGCAGCAGGCGCGAAAACAATCGCTGGACTCCGCCAATCAAATCGCGACCTTACAGGGGCAATTGGACAGCTCACAAGCCTCAGTGAAGGACTCACAGTCGGAAATGTCGAAGCTGTCCAGCTTGTTGGCCGCATCGCAGCTTTCGCTCAATCAGCTCTCGACGGACTTCGAAGCATTCAAAGCCCAGCGGGACAAGGACGTTCTGCAGCTCCAGTCGGAACGCAATAAGGCGGAAGCGCGGGCAAGTCTCAATGGGACGCTGGCCAAGATCGGCTATTCAGCGCTTGCCATTTTCGCCGGATATGAAGTCTATAAGAGCGGAATCGTCCAGAACGTCTGGAAGAAGATATTCGGGAAATGAGTATCGATCCATCGGTGATCGCCATGATGAATGCCTGCGCGGAAGCCCTCCAGGGCGTCGACTATTACCTTGCCGGCTACATCGGCAATATTGCGGAAAAGCTGGTCCTCGACCTTCCTCTGACGGACGATGAAACCTCACGCTTCAACTGGTTCACGAGCTTTGTCATAGCCCATCCAGTAGCGCCCGTCCAAGCGCAGCTTGCAGGACCTGCTGGATCTCTGGCGCCGGCGGTTCCAAACGCCATGACATTATCTCTCGCGCCCGATCAGGTGACTGCTTTGCAGAATCTTCTCAGCGGGCAAGTGGACCCGATACTTATCGGGATCGCGCAGAATCTGGCGGCGGAATCTTATTGAATTAATGCGAGATTGACAGTGTCGGCCATCGTGGTATTTCCATTCGCTGTCGGATGTATTTTATCTATTGGGCTGATCTCTGGATTTGCCGAATAAAAATCTACCACAGGCAGTGTGCCAACGCGAATCCATGCATTGATCTGCACAATCTCCGCCTGTTCCTGTGGCGTTCCCCCAGGCCACGGCGTCAGGGTGCAGGCGATGACCGCCGCTCCGCTTGCCTCGCAATCGTCATAGATCCGCGTCAGATGGCCTTCGACGTCGGCAACGGAAGACCCTCCCGCGATGTCATTCACGCCGGCTAAAACAAAGACTCTCTTCGGATCGAAAGAGAGTACGTCATGTCGCAGACGATCGAGCATTTGCGAGGTAGTATTCCCTCCGATTCCAGCATTCTCAAAAATCATTTTCCCGATATAGGCATTGCCTGATATCGACACCGGGCCAAAGCGCTCAAGAAGTTTACAAGCCCACGGGTCATGAGGATCTGGCAGATAATAGCCCGAGGTTATGCTATCTCCGAGGAAAACGACATCAGCCTTCGTCACCTCTGCTGATCCAAGGAGGCTGCACCCCGCCAGGGCGAGCGCGGCAAGGAGAACGATGCATATTGGTGCAAAGTGGTGCAGAATGGTGATGACCTTTTTCATGGCGTTACTCTCCGATTCGCATGACGATCGATCCAACTCTCTCGAAGATCCGCAGCAGCTCGGCATACGTGATCTTCTTCACCGCGTCCGTGTGCCAGTGCCGCGCCTTGACCGTCTGCTCTTTCTTCCCCAGGAGACGCAGCTTCAGAAGCTGGGCGCCCTGGCGCAGGAAGATCGCGGGCCCCTTCAGCGTCGGCCCAGCGGGCAGGATGAAGAAGCCCTTGCCCTTGCGCCGGTTGCCCTTCGCCGTGAACTTCTGGGCGGTACCTCCGATCTGCCCCATGGCCCGGATGGAGAGCGGCATCGGGATGGCCTTCTTCACATCTCCCCCGCGGCCGGCGACCGTCGGCATTGCCAGGCTCTTCCCCTTTGCGCGCTCGACCCCGCCGGTCTCCTGGATGGGCAGATAGGGGCTCTTCGTCCCAACGACCGCATTCATCTTGTCGATGCGCTGGGTCGGCGAAGCTGGCCAGATGAAGAGCGATCCCTCGGTGTAGGCATTGCGGAGCGTGAAGTCTTTCCGCAAGTTCTCCCGCTGCGCCTTGTCGACGATACGGGCGGCCTGCGTGAGAGTGTTGCTCACGACCTGCGGGAAGCCCCTGCGGAGGGCGTCGTTCATCGCGGCGCGCCATTTGACCATGTCAGTGAAGGCGGAGAACATGATGAAAGTATACACCTTCAAGGAATTCCGCCGCAATCACATTCGTGCTGTTCGACGGACAATCTGAGCAATGTTTGAGCAGAGATATATTTGACTTTCGTAACTTCGAGAGCGAAGTCGGGCATAATTGACACAATATCGGGCGAGGAATGACACCGGATGCGCGTCGATACTATACGTCCGTTATTCCGTCGAGCCTTCTAAGCTGTGGGTCGGCTGTTCGAGTCAGCCTGGACGCATATATAGTAAATATATACTGTAAAAGTAATTAGGATGTATTTTCTGCTGTGATCAAGGGGATATAGAACGTGTCCTGATACACAATCTGAGCAATGTTGACAGGGTAAGTTTTTGGGGATATTCTCGATTTATGAGCGAAAACACCGTTGGCGGCCGGGTCCTCAAGGAATCGGAAGGGTTTGAGGGCGCGGCCGATATTCGGGGCGCAACATTCCTCTCGATGTCCTACCCGGAGCGCGACGAGCATGGCCTTTCGAAGAAGCTCTTCACGCTCGACTTGGAAGACGTGCGAGCCGCTCAGTACATGGTCGTCCGTTTTGACTTCGGGCGCGACGGCTGGGCATTGTTCATGCCGATTACCGGCCGGATCGATGGCGACGGCGCCGGAGTCTATTGCGATGAGAACGGAGAACACGTCGAGGAGCCAATCTACAGACAGGTCGGCTTCGTGCCCTCCTGGGCCGCCGAGGTGAAGGGCACGATGAAGCTGTGAGCCGCCGAGCCTGGATTGTCTACCCGCGCACGAGCGGGAAGAAGAAGCGGTCCTACTACGCTGCCTTTCTCAATCCCGAAACTGGCGACTATCTGAAGCGCCGGGCCCTGAAGACTGACACCGTCCCTCCGCGCCCTGTCACTGACAAGCAGACCGCGGAGCTCATCGCCGCCAAGCTGTACGAGACCGGCGCTGCGACCAGGTCGACAGAGGAGCTCAGCACCTACCTGGCCGGGTTCTGGGCTGCCGACGGTGCATACGTCTCCGGGCGCGTTCTGGCCGGACGGCCGTTGGCCACGGCTTACGTATTTGATATGCGCCGGTGCATTGAGCTTTATGTCGGGCCCTGGCTCAAAAATCCCCGAGTCCTCAACCAGAAGACAGGCAAATGGGAGGATAGGGATAGCATCGAACGCCTGGCCATTGATCGGTGGACTCCTGGTCATGCCGAGGACCTCATGAAATGCCTGCACGGCCAAGGGCACTCCGCGAAGCGTTGCAATGACGTGAGGAAGGCGATCTCGACGGCGCTCTCCATTTATTGGAAACGAAAAGGGCAGAAGGAGCGCAACCCCATGCGCGGAGTCGAGAAGTACCACGAGGAGGAGCCGAAGCGCGTAATCTTCAGCTCCACCGAGGTGAGGAAGTTCTTCGCTCAGAAGATGGATCCGCGGCTCTGGACGATCAACGCCCTGGCAGCCACCGGAGGCCTCCGCCTGGGAGAATGCCTGGGGCTCACGCGCGGGGCCGTGACCAAGGAGGAGCTGAAGATAGGGAAGAGCAAGGTCACTGTCTACCAGGTGGAGATCCTTCCGAAAGGCAACTGGCAGCCGAAGGAGGGCCGCAAGGATCCAAAGTGGAAAAGCTTCGGCAAGGTGACGATTCCCTCGAAGGTCGGCCAGGCGCTGCAGAAGCTCATAAAGGTCAATCGATTCGAGAACGAGTTTGTCTTCTTCGGTTCATCCTCCGAAGCGCCAATCCCGCGGAAGACCGTGGAGACCGAGTTTGCGAAGACCTGTCACGCGATAGGGATCCCCGAGCTCGAGCGCCGGCGCCGCCGGCTTTCATTCCACGCTTGGCGCCATTGGTATGAGGCGCAATACCGCGGGAAGATCGACGATCATGTGCTCCGCGAGCAGATGCGGCACAAGAGCCTCAAGATGACCGAGCGCTATTCCCACGTCACCGAGGAGCAGGCCCAGCTCGTGGCGAAGGTGGCTGCGGGGTTGTTTTGAGAATGGCCCTCCGCCCGGCCGTCGGTCGCGTTCAGCTTCGTTTCCAGCTCGGCGCGGTCTTTCGCGCGGAGGACGGTCGCCTTCATGTAAGGCCTCCCAGATGGAACTTCAATATTCTTGGGGTCCGGCGGATGGCGTCCATTTTCGACACATTGTCCAAAAACTCAAACCGCGGGCCGTCCCAACACCCGCCCCCGCCCCCAGCTGTCTTTTGATCCGCCTCGCGCTAGCCGAGCCGGGATCTATCTTCGGTCATGCGATCAATGTAGCCCCTGACGCGGCTTACCTCTCCGCGATGCCGAATCATAAGTTCGACGCATTCAAGGAGCTCGGGGTCGCTTTGCAGCCGTTGGGATAGACTGTCCTTTTTGCTGAGAGAATCCTTCCAGGCCCGATATTCGGAGACGACCTCGTGCATTTCTGCTGCATCAGTTTTCCCACCGCTAATTCGAAGATCTGCGCCTTCAATTGGTCCTTGGAGTTGCCCAAAGAGCCAACGCGCATCGATCTCTGTGGCCTCAAGTATTCTTACGAAATCATCTGGACTGAAGCCGTCATTGCCGCCCTCAGCCCTTTCACGCTCTTTCTTGCTATATGACTGCTGGCTGATGCCAAGAAGTTCGGCAAAATCCGCCTGAGACTTCCGCCTGTATTCCCGGAGCTGCTTCATTCGCTCCCTGGCGTTCGACAATCCGGAATCCCCTTTTCCCTTCCCAGGCAAGTCGATCTTACAACCATAGGTTGTGAAAATCAAGTGTTATTTTTCAAAAATATATTGACAGGCACGTTCTAAGGATATAAAGTTACGCTCATGAAGACAGCCAAAGGCAGTAACGAAATAGCTACTGTGAAGCCAAAGACTGTAGCCATCCTTCCGATCTTCCATGCCCGGGCAAAGTCCTCTGCCGCCATGAAGGGCCAGGAGCTTCAGGAATGGATCGCCGAGGCCATCAAAGAAAAACTCGACCGTGAGGACCGCACGCGGAGGCCTGCATGACCATCGAACTGGTGACTCTCCCCGTGATCTGCCTGAAATGCAACCGCGAGTACCGACGCATTGTCGCCCCCCCCGGGGTCCCTGCCGATGCCTTCTCCTCTGGATACTGCCCGGATCACGAGAGAGATCTCCTGGACCAGCTGTACGGCACCGGAAGGAAGGTGGCCGGGTGACCCCCGCGGAGATGAGGCTGGAGCTGCTCGGCCTTGAATGCCGGTGCAGCAACACCAAGAAGGGCGGAATGTCTCTCTGCCACGTCTGCTGGTTCAGACTTCCCCGGGATCTCCAGCGCTCGCTGTACAAGCTGATCGGCGCGGGCTACCAGGCCGCCTACACAGCGGCGTGCAAGTGGCTCGACGAGGACGCCATGCCGCCGCGCGTCATCGGGAAGGTGCCATGACCGCGATCCGGCGCCACGTCGTAGAGGCCCAGCTGTCACTTGCCAGCCTGACGGCCTTCACCGTCCACGGCCTCATCGCCGCGTCCGACTTACTCCAGCGCTTCGAGGACTTCCTGGTCGGCCGGGCCGAGTTGGCCTTGAAGAAGGCCGACGGCGTTGTCTGCCCGGTTTGCAGACGTGTGCACGGATCTGAGGAGTTCCACCTCTGTGGGTAGAAGAAAGCCAGCCTATCCAACATGCACTGTCACCGTCGGTGGCGTCGCCTACACCGTGCATCTTCGCGTCATCCCTGGTCGCGCCGCCGCCAGGGTGGGCGCAGATTCTCCCCGATATCTGGATCCGGGCTCCAAGCCGAAGGCGAGCGTCATCCGAATTCTCAGGGACGGCATCGAGATGACGGGCTCGGATCTCCTGTATTTCACGAGGCGCGCCATCGAGGCGGCGGCGGTTGCTCAGTTCGCAGGCGGGGCCTGCTACGGGGCTGGCCATCTGGCCAGGGCCATGGAACGGACATCGATACTGGGAGGCTCCTCGGGAGACTGAGGAGGAGGCTGGGGGCCGGCGTCACACTCAGCGCCGTCTCCCTCCTTTTTTGACCGGCGGGTAACTCGGAAGGTCGCCCGCCGGCTTTTTCAAGGAGGTCCGAATGAACGATCTGTGCAAGTGCGGCGGCCAGCTCGTGGCGGAGCGCGAACGAAAGTACGGCCTCTGCGTTTCCTGTCAGGCCAAGCTCGTCGCCGAGACAGCGCCCCGCGGCTACCCGGTGGCTGATTGCGAAGTCCCGGCCGGTCCGGCGGCGGTCACCTTCGACAAGGTGTACTGCGCATGCGGCCGCGAGCTGATCACGCCGATCCAGATCCTCACGCGCCGCTGCGAATGCTGCGCGGCAGGAGTAACAGTATGACCCCGGGACTGTGGATCGGGCTGGTCGTCCTGGCATTTCTCGCCGGCTTCTCGCTCTGCGCCCTGTGCGCGATCAACGTGGGAGAGGAGGACCGCTGGAAGCTTCGCGTGCTCCTGGCTGCGGCGCGGAAGGTCGTCGGCGGGTATACATGCCTTTCCCCTGAGCCTGCCGGACTGATTGACGACCTACTGAAAGCCATCTCCCTCGCCGAGGACGACGAATGAGCTGCCCCCACCGCAAAGTGCGCGTGAGAGCCGAGGGCGGCCAGTTCTTCGCCGTGTGCCAGACCTGCGCCGTGAAGGGCAACGGATACGCGGAGATCGGGCAGGCATTTCTGCGCTTCCGTGAGGACCTGGTTGACGCCGCGGCGTTGCGGGCGGCGGAGGCAGCGAAAGCCTTAGCAAGCCGGGAGGCGGCAAACATTTGAAAAAAGCATGGCATTTCGTGAAAGACGACGGAACGAACCGGGACGGCGTCAAAGAAGAGATCGGCAAATGGTACGAGGTCGACGGCGAAATCGTTCCGTGCCACCGGGGGCTCCACGGCTCCGTCCGTCTCATCGATGCGCTGGAATACGCGCCGGGCTGCATGCTTCGCCGGACTGAGCATCGGGGGACCATCGTCGAGCATAACGGAGACAAGATCGTGTCAAGCGAGCGGCGTGCTCTCTGGCAAGTTAACGCGACGCAGATGCTTCATCTTTTCGCGTGCTGGTGCGCCGAAGGCGCACTCCGCAAAGCCAAAGTTACCGACGAACGCTGCTGGAAAGCGATCAAAGTCAAGAGACAATGGCTGAAAGGAAAAGCAACAGATAAGGAACTGGCCGCCGCCTGGGACGCCGCCAGGGACGCCGCCAGGGACGCCGCCAGGGCCGCCGCCTGGGACGCCGCCTGGGACGCCGCCAGGGCCGCCGCCTGGGACGCGGCCAGGGCCGCGGCCAGGGCGGCCGAGCGGGTCGCGGCCCGCGACGACGCGCAAGTCGCGGCGAAAGGCGCCGATTGGGGTGCGGTCGGCGCCGGACTCAGGG